GGTTGGAAACAAATGTTTGACTCCTATAATGATAGGTTCAGATGGGTTCCATTGAACGCTGATACTGCTGGTATTGTCGCTCGAACAGAGGATACGATTGCACCATTCTTCTCTCCCGCAGGTTTCAACCGAGGTAGAGTGCAAGGTGTGGTTAAGTTAGCGATCAATCCAACTAAGAGTGAAAGAGATGAATTGTATGCAGTGGGTATCAACCCAGTTGTGTCCTTCCCAGGCGAAGGTGCGGTTCTCTTCGGAGACAAAACTCTGCAACGTAGATCTTCATCGCTGGATAGGATTAACGTTCGTAGACTGTTGATCACGCTTGAAAAAGCAATCTCAACTGCTGCGAAATTCCAGTTATTCGAATTTAACGATGACTTTACTCGCAGATCCTTCAGAGCATCGATTGAACCATTCTTGAGAAGAATTCAATCTGAACGAGGAATTACTGACTTCCGCGTTGTGTGTGATGAAACAAATAATACTTCTGATGTTATTGGTGCAAATCAATTCGTCGCAGACATCTTTATCAAGCCTGCTCAATCAATCAACTTTATAAATCTCAACTTCAGTGTGTTGAGAGCAGATGCAACGTTTAGTGAAAGTGTAAGTTAATGTTAAAAACTCTTATAAATATAGAGAAAGGAAGAGTAAATGCCTGATACAATTAACCAGTTTTCACAAGCGTTCGGACAAGGACAGAGATCTACACTTTTCAAGATCACTGGAAATATTCCAAATGCAAACACAAGTGAGCAAGAAAGAGTTTTCTTCATTAAGTCTGGTCAATATCCTGCTTCAACAATTGGATTCATCGAAGTTCCGTTTAAGGGTCGTAAAATCAAAAGACCTGGCGATAGAACGTTTGCTGAGTGGTCATTGACTGTCTTGCAAGATGAGAAGAATAATATTAGAGAAGACTTTATTGGTTGGATGAACTCACTCAATAGACACGTTGCAATCACTGGAGACAGTGTTACGGACTCATTATTCCCAACGTGGCAGATTGAAGCACTTCAGCAGGATGACTCAGTTTCAGGTGGTCAAGGAATTGAACTCTTTAACTGCTTCCCAACCGAAGTAGGATCACTCGAATTTAATTATGAAACTGTCGATACCTTCGCAGAATTTACAGTAACTCTACAATACGATTACTGGACTTCTAAGAAGACCGACAACTAATTGAAGGATTTATATAATGCCTATTGACTTATTCGGTTTCTCTATCGGTAGAAAAGGTAGAGAAGCCCCCAAACCTATAGACTCGAACACCGAGGGCGGTGAAGGTTTATCCTTCGTCGCCCCCGATTCGTATGATGGTACAATCAATGTTGAAGCAGGTGGTATTTTTGGTCACTATGTCAACTTTGATGAGCAAGTAAAAAACGAGGTTGATCTCATACAAAGATACAGAGCGATGGCGATGTATCCAGAGGTTGACATTGCAATTACAGACATCGTAAATGATGCACTTGTGATGGATGAATCGAAAAGACCTGTCGAACTCTTACTTGAACATGTGAAACTATCAGACAATATCAAGAACAAAATTCAAGAAGAATTTGAAACAGTATTAGGTCTGTATGACTTTAATAATAAGGCTTATGATTTATTTCGAAGATGGTATGTGGATAGTAAATTATACTACCATATTATCATTGATGATAAAAATCCAAAGGCTGGTATCAAAGAATTAAGATCTATTGATCCTCTCAAGATTAACAAAGTAAGAAAAGTTGAGAAGGACACAGTTGAAAAAAATGGTGGATCATTTCCTGTCATTAAGGACGTTGAAGAATTTTACATCTACAAAGAAACAGATAAAAACTCTCTCACACCCACACCGCAAACAGGATTGAAGATTGCACCCGACTCTATCATTTACTGTCATTCAGGACTTATAGAGTACGGATCTAAACAAGTTGTTGGTTATCTCAGCAAAGCAATTCGTCCTCTTAACATGCTTCGACAAATCGAAGATTCTGTAGTCATCTACAGAATGTCGAGAGCGCCTGAGCGAAGAGTTTTCTATATTGATGTCGGTAACTTACCAAAAGATAAAGCCGAACAATATATGAGAAGTCAGATGACTCGGTATCGTAATAAGATTACTTACGACCAAAGCACAGGCGAAATGCGTGATGATCGTAGACATTCATCCATACTGGAAGATTATTGGTTACCACGAAGAGAGGGAGGTCGCGGTACTGAGATCACTTCGTTGGATGGTGGTCAAAACTTAGGTGAAATGGAGGATGTCGAATACTTCATGCGAAAGTTGTATCGTGCATTAAACGTTCCACCATCAAGACTTGATGCTGAAAACGGTTTCAATATGGGTCGATCCGCTGAGATCACTAGAGACGAGGTTAAGTTCTTTAGATTCATTGATCGACTTCGTAATCGATTCGCAGACTTATTATTACAAACTCTACGAACACAACTTATTCTTAGAGGTGTGATGAAGAAAGAGGATTGGGATTCTATCTCACAAGATATTAGTTTCAAATTCAAAACAGAGTCTTACTTCCATGAACTGAAAGAAACAGAAATGTTGAAAGAAAGAATGGAAATTCTTCGTGATATGGATGATGTTGTTGGTAAATACTACTCTGTTGAATGGGTGAGAAAGAACGTTCTCAAGCAAACCGATGAAGAAATTAAAGATATGGATAAGCAGATGAAGTCTGAGACAGATGCAGGCATTATCGGTGGTGATGATGAGGAGGAACCAGATGAACGATAATATTCGAAACATGTTGCAATATAGTTTAATCAAAAACGAAGATGAATTCAAAAATGCTTTTGAGGCTGAAATCAATGATCGCATTGCTGATAAATTAGCACAAAAACATGTTGATGTTACTTCAAGTGTTTTAAAACAAAATGAAACAGAACCAGAAGAAGAATAGTTTTTTTTTCTAAATATAATAGAAAAAGGGAGAAGATATGTTATCAAAAGACATCTTAGATAAAATTGTAGACGGTGACGCTACAGAAGCAAGACAAATGACAGTTAATTTACTTCAAGCGAAGTTGAGTGAACTTGTTTCGAAAAAGTATGATGAGATTGCTCCGACCATTTTTGGTGAGCAAAAGAAACCAAAGAAAGCACCTGTCACCGATAAGGATGACGATGGTGAAGGTATGGACCCAGTTGGTGCAGAGGATGATGATGTCGATAACGATGGTGATACCGATAGTAGTGATAAGTATCTAAAGAATAGACGTAAGGTCGTTTCAAAAGCCGTAAAACAAGATGAGCAAGTTGGTGCTAGGTCTGCTGGTATGCAACGTGGTGGAAAGAAAATGTACGGTGTTCGTGACACAGAATTTAAAGGATCTTCTCCTGAACAACAATCTCGTGTAAAGGCTCGTTATTATCAAGATAAAGAAAGAGATACGAGAGAAGCGGAGAGAGCCCGTAAAGAAAAACAAAGGGAACGAGAATCAAAACAACGCGAACGAGGAGTTAGACCCGCATGAAACTCATCACCGAAATGACAGAAGATATTCAGATTGTAACCGAATCTCTCGGTGAGGGTAAAGGTAAAGAACACTTCATTGAAGGTGTTTTTATGCAATCAAATCTCAAAAATAGAAACGGACGAGTGTATCCAAAAGACACACTCATGAATGAAGTTGCTCGATATAACAAAGAATACGTTAGTAAAAATCGTGCAATGGGAGAACTCAACCACCCACAAGGACCGACCGTAAATCTCGACAGAGTTTCGCACATCATAAAAGAACTTCGTCCTGACGGAGATAACGTTTATGGTAAAGCGAAAATTATGGAAACTCCAATGGGTAAGATTGCAAAGAACCTAATCGACGAAGGCGCTAAGTTAGGTGTTTCTTCACGTGGTATGGGTTCATTGAAAACAAATAAGAGTGGTGAAAATGAAGTCCAAGGAGATTTCATGTTAGCCGCTGTTGATATTGTCGCTGATCCGTCTGCTCCAAACGCCTTCGTCGAAGGAATCATGGAAGGTAGAGAGTGGATTTGGGATAATGGTATTCTCAAAGAAAAACATATTGCAGAATATGAAAAAGAGATAGAGACTGCTTCGAAAGCAGATCTTGAAGAAAAGAAACTTGAGATATGGACGGACTTTATCTCAAAACTGTGAATTTATAAATAAAGAGACTTTAGCCACAATCTTAAAGGAGAGACACTAAGATGGAACATTTAGATCCAATTGAAACCGCACGAAGAATTCTCGCTGGAGAATCTTTAGTCGAAAATAACACCGTCGAGGAAGAACTCGAAGAGTATATCGAAGATATTGATATCGAAGAAGTCGAAGAAATGGCTCACGGTAAAAAGAAAATGAAAAAAGAAGACGACGAGGATGATGACGAAGACGACGAAGAAGATGTCGAGGAAGCCATGCATCCTATGGATAAGAAGAAGAAAAAGTTAAACGCTACTTACGGTAAGATGAAAGAAGCAGAAACCGTCGTTGACGATGAAGCACAATCTCAGGACA